AGCTTGCGAAGCTAGTATTTAATACATGGTAAAAGTGCAATATTTCTACTCCTTGTTTCGTTAGCCAAGGAAATAAGGGCATCACTATTATCATTTTTTATTGGTCTTAAAATATATGCGTTAGTAACCCCTTTATATAATACAGGGGCATTGCCACTCCATGCAGCCGCTGGAGTCATAGCATTATAATGTAATTGACCATTTAAAAAAAAACCAATTTTAAAGTCTTCAACAGCATAATTTTGCCAACTACCAAAAATTCTTCCAGGATCTTTTCCTATATTATGGTCCCAACCTCGAATAAATTCACCTCTTAAATCTGGTACATTAGAACCTACAATAGCAGCCAACTTAGGATAACCAGCTGTTGATTGACCATTACATTCTAACCAACCTTGTGGTGGAATTGGAGATGAATACCAAGCAATCATTCCTACGGGAAAATTGGCAGAGCCTTCACCTTGCGAAAGCAGTATTACTTATATGGGATAAATTGGATAGAACCTCCCCATTTGGATAAAGTTTTGATTTCATCACCTTTATGTACTGGAAGGAAGCTACTAGCATTATCAAATTGATTTTTGGATTTTCCAATTAGATAAGTAACACCGTTAATGTAAAGATGTAATTCTCCTTCAATATTTCCTAAAGATGTATATCCTGTTACATAAATCCATCCATCATCTGGAGCTGTAACTGTAACATTACTGGAATCTGTTAGTAGCAAGCGGTTTGCATAATCAAGATAACGCAGCCCGTTACCTTGCGAAGAAAGGACTTATTTAGCTCGAATATAATATCTTACCGTCCATGCCGGAGGCTGAACAGTATCACTATTTCCATAAACAGGACTGCATCTTGAAGCATCAAGTATTAATAATCCAGCATTATACTTATCATGATCTTTTAAATTTAAGTGGCCTGTATAAACGTAATAAAATGCTCCTGATGATGAATTATTGGCCCAATTATCAGCAAAGGTTTGGCCAGTAATATTGGGCAAACCAGCAGGTATAAATTGATTACTATTTTCTATTGATGCTCCTTGCAAAAACAAGCCTCTCAAATCGGGAAGCGTAGTACCAATTAAAGAGGCTAGTTTTGGATATTCTGTAGCAGAAAAAGTAGAACCATCACAGAGGAGATATTTCTTTTTTTCGCTTTCAGATGTAAAGGAATCATTTAAGCGTGGCACTATGGTTCCTATAGCTTCTCCACCAGAGGCTTCTTCTTGCGAAGCAAGTGTTTACTTAATTTTCATGATAAATAACACGGTGTACGCCTTTGGCTGCACCGTGTTTGATGCTCCATAAATAGGATTATAAAGAGAGGCATCAAAAGTTACTCCACCTGCCGCAACAATAGTAGCTCTGGGTTGTGCTACAAAAACGCTACCTATATGCCAACCCTCTGATGTAAAAACGCCATTAGCAAATTTAGTGTAATTTGATGAATCATCAAATGCAGAAGTACAATAGTTTCCATATAAATTTGGCAACCCTGGTTCTCTGAATATTCCAATGGTTGCATTACCCTCAAGAAAACGCCCATCAAGAAGATTGGGCGTTCCCTCTGTGCCATCGCAAAGATGCCACCCAGTAGGAATATCAGCCAGACTGCCAGTATATGCAAGGATGGTTCCGACAGGGAGATTGTCGGCTCCACCTTGCGAAAGCAATTACACAAAAATTATTTTTTCGCTTTCCCTGTTACATAATAGGTTCCTTTCCCTAAATTATACATTCCTTGTGCTTCAAAACATGTTGTGTATTTTAAGCTAACACCAGCACTCTGCCCACCAGCAGTCCCTTTATTATTAAATCCTTGAGTAATAGCTACAGTGTAATTATTGTTTTCCATCTCTTTCATCAAATAAATATATCTGTTTGAATAACCAGAGAGAGGTAAAGGGCCTCCTTGTTCAATCCATCCATCTGAATAAAGCCTATACCAATTACCTGCTTCATCAGAATAAGTCTCTACTAAATACTTAGAACCTTCTTGCGAAGCAAGTATTTATTTGACTTTGATGATATACAACACAGTGTATGCCTTTGGCTGCACTGTATTAGCAGCTCCAAATAACAGATTAGAGCGAGATGCATCAAAACCAATAGTTTGAGCATTATAGTGATTACTTGATTCTTGCCATGTTGAACCATAAGACAAAACGCTACCACTAAAAAAAGCATCACCAGAAGAAGAAAGGGAACTGCCACCGCTACCACTACGAAGTGTAAATATACCAGTAATATTAGGCAACCCTGGCTCCTTAAATAGTCCTGGTGTGCCATCACCCTCCAAAAATCTATTATCCAATAGATTCGGAGTGCCGTCAGTGCCGTCACATAGATGCCACCCACTAGGGATATCTGCCAGGTTGCCATTATATGCAAGAATGGTGCCTACAGGCAATGAATCGCCTGAAGCACCTTGCGAAACTGATTACTTAAATGGCATAGTACACTACCTACAAAAATAAAACGAGGTTGCCATTAGATGAAAGTTCACAATTGGCAACCTTGTTTTATCTTAACGAGTAAGTTTTAGAAATATGAACATGAGTATCATACTAAAGAATGTCAATGGAATTAACATTCTGGTAGATATTCCTGAAGACTTATCGTTAAGAAATTTAGAAAAAAATTTTTTCATAATATCTTTTCCTCCTATTCTATTTTTAAACAAATATGTTCATTAATATTTGTTATTTATATTTTAACAAAAAAAATATATGATTTTTTTAAAAAAGGGATAAATTATTATAAATATTTAGTTATATGGAATAAAAAAGAGGTTCTGTTGCCAGAACCCTCACGAAGTAAGATGTGATTATCATGTTACTAAACGCATATTATGATATAATTGAAAAAAGGTAGGTGAACGGTATGTACAAATATAATCCAGATGATTTTTCGGAAGATATTGCCAGAGATATGAAACGAGTTTATAAATTATATGAAGAACAATCAGACGAATTAGCCTGGGCTGTAGATGATTTATACTATTCACTAAAAAATCTTAGGACATATAAAATTATGGCCCCGGAAAAAGTAATTGAGATGCAGAATTATTTTAGGAGTTTGCTGATATGATTGATATTACAGATTGTACCCAGATAGCTTCAGACTTTGAAGGTTCAGAAAGGAAATTTGCTATTTTATATAAAAATGAAGCATATATGATAAAAGAGCCTGATCCTGTTCGGGAAAAAAATAATGAATTAAGTTATATGAATAATACTTTTTCTGAACACATAGGCTGCAATATTTTTAAGATGCTTGATTTGCCAGTGCAGGAAACATTTTTGGCAAAATATACCCGTTCAGATGGGAAATCTGAAATTGTGATAGCATGTAAAGATTTTAGACAGCCTGGGGAACAGTTATATGAAGCTGACAAATATGCTAAGAGTATCATTGACTCCAAGAATATAACAAAACCTGATTATTCAGAAATAGAGCAAATTTTCAATAAAGTTGCTCCTAATCTCAGTGAAGATGTTGAACAACGCTTTTGGGATACTTTTGTTGTTGATGCTTTAATTGGAAACAAAGACCGTCATTTAGGAAATTGGGGCTTCCTTTCAAAAGATAGAATTAATTTAACATTAGCACCTATATATGATTGTGGATCATCATTAGGGGCATTAATTGACAATAAAAGAATGAAAGCTTGTATGGACAAAGATGGCCTTATGTCAAATTTTGAATGTAATATTTATACTAATTTCACGGTTAATAGGCAATCTGTAACTTATAAAGATATTATGCTTAATCCTTCAGAAAAGCTTACAAAATCTATCAAATCTATTGTTCCTAAAATTGACATTGATAAAATATCTTCGTTTATTGAAGAAATTCCGGAAATGGAAAAATGCCGAAAAGAATATATTATAAAATCTCTAACCATGAGATATAAGAAGATTTTAAAACAGGCTTTTAATAAAATAATAAAAGCCGACAAGAAAAAATCTATCGGCTTCTGTAGATGACATTTAGCGTAGCGGTGTATTAACTGCTACGCTATTTCATTTTTATTATGTAATACACCGTGTAGCTTTTTGGCTGTACGGTTGTACTATTGCCAAATATGGTATCTGTTGGTGCAGTACCATAGGTTTGTTGATGCCAATATTTTCTTCCTAATTCAGCATCAAAACCATACCAGTATCCCCAGTTTCCGTCATACTTTGCAAAAGCCAAAGAACCAAAATATCCTATGTAGTAGTATGAACCCACATGTGTTCCACCCGCAGAACTTCCATTTCCAAGTGTCATTTTTCCAGTAATATTAGGCAACCCTGGTTCCTTAAATATTCCCGGAGTGGCATCGCCCTCCAAGAATCTATTATCTAATAGATTTGGAGTACCGTCTGTACCGTCACAAAGATGCCAGCCATTAGGAATATCAGCCAGAGTGCCTATATAGGGCAAGATGGTCCCTACAGGTATTTTATCGCCTGTCCCACCTTGCGAAGGTCGTTATTTAAAGGGAATGTAGTATACATTTCCCCATACATGACCAGCAGTTGTTATTACAAATTTTACAATATCCCCTTTCTTAACAGGACAAAAATTAGAATCAACATC